CTCCAGTTTGAACTGTGTATGTTGGCGTAAACTCAGGTAACAATTCGCCACCATTACGGAAATCAATATCGAAAACCACTAAGCCAGATGTCTGACAAGCAATACCGATATTTATGTTTGGATCAAAGTCAAACCAAAAGTCAATTAGTTTGATGTCAGTCGTTGCTGATAAATAAGCTCTTTTGCATAGCTCAAAGTGTGGGTCTTTTTTGTTTGCCTGTAATGGCATAACAGCCCATCCACGATTTGCATATTCAAATGCAGCTTCTCGATTGTCTACTGCTAGTTTCATGTCGCTCCCTACATGTAGCACAATTTGTGCCTTGCATGTAGTATGAATTAAATCAAGACTATTTGGTAGGTCGTTTACGGCGTGTTTTATAACGATTAGATAACGCTAATATCCTCAAAATCATCGATATGGTCATCAATCGTCCTATCCCGATAATCGGTTTCACGCCCCATAACTCTTTCCTAGAGCTGTAAATGAGCCATCTTTATTAATTGGAATAAGCGTTGGTGTCATGTTTTTGCCATTCCATTCAAGGATAGCGATACCCATCTGCCAATTGGCTAAGCCCTTTGTGTAGGACGCTTTAGCCTTATTCATAAGGTTGCCCACCTCAATGCCATATAAAGGCCTGTAATGGCCGCCTAAGCCCTCAGAAAAGGCTGACATACCTAACTTATGGGTGTGGCCACAAACTACGCTCTTACCGGCCTTTCTGGCCAGATTTAAGGCAGTTATGCCGGCATTAGGATTTGAGTTACCTTCATCGCCATGAGCCAAGATCCAGCCTTTTTCAAATTCGTAGAATGATTTGTGGAAAGTTATACCTAAAGAATCAAAGTCCATGAACTTGGAGTATTGCAGCTCAGGTAGGCTAATTAAGCCCGGCACTTTTAGTAAAGTGTTGTAAAGCCTATCAGTGTGATTTGATCTAACAATATGGGCTTCTTTAGCATTTTCAGTTAATGCCCAAAGGATCTCTTGAGTAGCTGTCCTATCATCATCAAGGGTTTGCTGATAAGCCAAAGGTGTTTTCTCAGCCCATCGGCTAATGGTTTGAAAATCAATCTCATCACCAACACATAATACTGAATCAAACTTTTCTTTTCGAGCCAGCTTAATAACATTCTTGACAGCTGTTTCATGGTGGTACGGAATTTGCAAATCACTTATTACTAAGTATCGCTTAATCGTCATCCTCATCGTCGGTTGGATCTATTGTTGGGATGATGCCGCCATCACCTACGATCCAATTCGGAAATGTTTTTCCTTCTGTCATGAGCCAAAAGGCGTGCTCGGCGGTGAAGCCTGCTTTTCTAGCTGCTTTATAGCAAGAATGCAAGGCTATGTAATGTTGATCTAATTTACTTAATGGTTCAGGAGTTTGGCGAACGACGCGACGATTAACCTTTTTGCGTTTAGATTGTTTCCGTGTGTTCGCCATGATTAAATTATGACTTGCTAATTATTGTAAATAGATCATCGACACGCTTCTCAAGTCGATTTAATTGATCCTTCATGGATGACCCTGAGTTGGGCTTTAACTCTGAAAGGTAAGACTTAATAACCCAACGCAGAGCCAACAATAAACTGGTTGCGATTGCGCATACGCCAACGCCAAAAGCAACAATTTCGTTTGGTGTCATGCGTCATTCGATCCGATGCCATATGCTCCCTCTGACTTATCAAGTGCTTTTGCTGCTGGTCCTGCTAAAGCTGCAATAATTACTGAAACAGCAGGATCTAATCCAAGTTCATTACTTGCCAAGAATGTTAAAAATGAAACTAACACTCCACGAAAGTAAGATTTTAGAACTGCTTTTTGTTTATTAGTGATTTTCATTAATTGCCTTTCAGTAGTGGGATGTCGAACTTATGACCTGGTTGATTTGGCTTGAAGCTAATATGGATATGCTTATGATGTGGATTAATGCCACGATACTTAACCCAACGCCATAGCGACTTACCTGAACATATTTTAGCAGCATGGATTATGTAAGAAATACGCTTATCTTTTTTTGCTGTGAGTCGAAGCTGATCTGCCAGAGCATGACTAATCCCTTGCTCGTTAGAAAGGCCAGCGTCAATATCGATTGCGCAAACTTCTCCGTCTGGTCGTGGGTTGTGATCCGATTTTCGAAGTGCATGTTTACTATCAGAAATCCACCCATCGCTGCGCTTATCGCGATCCAACCATGTTTCATTTATTTGGTCGCGTAGCGTTTTAGCAGCTTTAGATAGGTAGGGCTTCATTACAAAATATTAAGGATCGCCTGCGCTTTAGCACACTCAACAATTTCAGTCTTTAGCAGGTTAGTTACCTGATCGAATTGTTGTAATACTGCAAGTCTTGCTAGTTTGTTCATTGGGCATTGGCGAGCAGCTTCTTGTGCTTCTACGCCTTTTAGATGGATTAGATCTTTATCCCAGTCGCCATCAAGGGTTGCTAGTAAAGCAGTGTAAGTTGCTATGTTTGCTTCATAAGATGCAACCTCTAGCGCTCTTACTTCTTTAGCTGTTAATTGTGGTTCTTCGATTATTATTTCTGACATTTTTCTCCTTAGTTAGTTGAAGGTTACTGCTTGACCGCCACCAGTTGGCAAGGTCGCTGGATTAGAGTATTTAGTGCCAAAACCAGCTGACCAAGGATACACAGTAACAAATGGAGTTGTATTATGTGCAACAGCTATGTCAGCCCCGTTTTTATTCCAAGCAACTCCAAAACTAGTAGAAGCAGGTAATGTTGCAGGGTTTGAGTATTTAGTTCCAAAACCAGCAGACCAAGGGTAAACAGAAACAAATGGCGTGGTTGAGTGTACAATAGCAATTATTGTGTCATCATTGTTAAAAGCAATATTTTGTCCATTACCAGATGGCAGTGATGCAGGGTCAGAATATTTGCTTCCAAACCCAGTAATTGCGTTAAAAGCATAAACAGTAATAAATGGAGAAGTGCCATGTGCTAAGGCAACAGTGTCGCCAGTTGAGTTAAAAGTTACACCATTACCAGTGCCAGCAGGAAGTGTTGCAGGATTTGAGTACTTAGTTCCAAAACCAGCAGAAAAAGGATATCCACTTATAAATGGTGATGAAGCGTGAGCAACTGCTAAAGCAGTTCCAGCAGGATTAAATTTTACACTATAGGTTGCAAGTGGTGGCTGAGTAACAGGGCCAGTATATTTAGTTCCAAACCCTGCACTCCATGGCCAAGCTTCTAGGTATTGTGCGCCAACTTCATTAACAACTGCAATAGCCGTATCGTCATTATTCCAATCAACTCCTTCTGCGCCTCCGTCTGGCAAATCTGCTGGGTTAGCATACTTAGTTCCAAAACCTGCATTGAAAGGATAAACATTTATAAATGGTGTAGTATCCCCTGAAACCGCCAAAGTGTCTTTTGCTTTATTAAAGGCTAATCCTTTTCCATCGCCTGCTGGTAAAGTCGCAGGGTTAGCATACTTAGTTCCAAAACCTGCTGCCCAAGGATAAGCTGTAATTCGTGGGCTAACACTATGAGCAATTGCAATAACAGTTGAACCTGCTTTTTTGCCAGCAGCTGCCAAAATACCCAATGGAATAAAAGACATTATGCTGTTATATCTCCAATTAAAGCCCATGTATCGGTTGCAATTTTAATTAAGGTTGCAGCTGAGTATTGACCAGTAATTTTTAATGCAGCACCCTTTGAATAAAATGTAATACCTGCTCCAGCAATAGTTACTTGACCAGCACCAAGTTGAGTTAAATCAATGCGAGTTCCAGTAGCAAAAGCAACTGATGCGTTAGTTGGAACTGTTAATGTAATTCCTGAAGCGTTATCTAATGTAACTAACTTGCCAGCATCGGCTAGAACTAAGGTGTAGGTAGTTCCTGTCTGTGTGTTAATTGTCGATTTACTAGCAACGCCAAAAAGTGTGGTGTCAATTGATGACCCAAGAGTTCTAATTGCTGATGCGCCATCTTTTACGAGATCTGTATCATCGGGGGTTGCCCATGAATAATTAGTAGTGGTTGCCATTTTTCTCCTATACTCAGGCTACGATTGTAGCATCTTGCCATGTCAAAGCAGGGTCTATTGAGTTCCAAGCCTCTGTGATTGGAACAGTATTCCAACGCATAGCCACTTGGCTAAAAGCGGTTGGTGAAACATTAATTGTTAAAAACAGCTCATTAAACCTAGTGCTCCATGACCAGCCCTCGACATATCCTTGAAATGTGCCCCCTGATATTTGGCTAGGCAAATTTCTAATATCAACCGGCATTCCCATAAACACGCCTAACAAATCATCACGATCAGCATTGTCGATTTCTGAGTTAGTTATTGGAAATGTTATGGATTGGAATGCTGGCTGTGGGTAGGCTCTCTGGTCAATATACCGATCAGCAATAGCCTGAGCATCAACTGCACCCTGAACCCTAGAATTAATCGTTTCGGCTTTGTAGCCATATAAAGCAATTGATTTGGCATCAGTAGCTGTAACCTGTGAATTAAAGTTGTTGCCATAATTAATAAAAATGTCGTTTCGAACATCTGCTGATCTCATAACTGTTGATAGGCCAGCACCTAAAGCATGACCAGCATCTAATTCAACATAGCCATTTGTTAGCAGGTAATTTTGCCTGTGATCTGCATCGGCATAACCTATGTTTCCGGCATTATCCTCATATAGATAACCAAATGCTGAATCAGCAATATCAGCAACAACATTGTAAATCGTATCGACTGTTGTAGATTGTGCTGTCATTGTGTAAAGGCCGGGTTGGTCAATATCGCCTAAACCTAGATTTACTGCATTCTCCCAAGTTTCGGTTGCATTGTAAGTTGCCCAAGTTGTAGCTGATGGCACATCATTCCAAGTTCCAAGCAATACGCTAGAAAGGATTGTGTAGATCTGATCGCCATCCTCAGCTTGAGAAATGTTGTCATCCCAAATTTCTTTGGTAAGTTTTGTTAAAGATCCCATGGCAATAATTGTGTATCGAATGACTGTTTCTAGCGCACCAGTATTACCAACCTCAACAGTTACATCTGTAATATCACCACCAAATAAACTTACATAAGATCCTGTTGAGTCTTTGACTTGTAAATCAAAAGAGTCATTTATGTCAAAAGGTAAAGTTTGATTATTTAATGCCACCAAAGTAACTTGCATATAAGAAGGCAACGGCTGTGTATAGATATTGCTGCGACCTGATTGATGCTGAACATCAGATATCGTTATGTCAGTATAATCCACACCACCGACAGTTAATTTCCATTCCGGAGTAAAAACTGACATTATCGGTTACTTATAGCAGCACGCCTTAATGCTGTGCGACTTCTTTCTGCCTGTGAACTTAATGTGTTTGCAACAGCTCTTGCAGCACCTTCACCATCAATTGCTGAAACACTTATATTGTTGTTAATAATTGTTTGACCCGGAGCACCTTTACCAGATACCGCACCACCTGAGAATTTAGGAACATCGCCGGTTGCAATACCAACTGCACCTAATCCAACCGCTGCTGCTGCTCCACCAATCAATAATGATGTTCCGCCTGTTGCAAATGCTGTGGCTGCTGCTGCTGCGGTAGCTGCATTTCTTAAAGCAATCATGGCTGTAACTAAGGTTTGAACAGCTGCAACAAAGGCAATAATTTTATTTGTAACAAATACTGTTGCAATAACTCCAGCTAATATCAATAACTCCTCTTTGATGCTTATTACAAACTGGATAACAGATCTTAATTGCTCACCAAATTCAAATGCGCCCTGAGTTGCTGCTGTAACACCTGCGGTAACTGAATTCTCACCAATTAAGCCAGCAGCTAAAGCCTCAATGTTAGGAACTGCAACGGCTAATAAATAATCTGCTAATTCTTTGACTAACGGCAATAATGCAGCACCAATTGACTCTTTGGTTTCATCTAAAGCTATTGTTAATTGCTTAAACTTAAACTCAGCATTTGTAGCTTCATTGGCAATAAATCCTGAATAAGTTGCCTGTAATTGCTTAGTCGTTTCCTCAAATGTTTGGCTTTTAAGGGTGGCTGCATCTATTCCTAGACCTAACTTACCTAAAGCGGTATTTGACCCGTCATAAGCCCTTCCTAAGGCGTTTGTGACGGCTTCTAGAGGCTTACCTGTGGCAACGCT